ATAGAACCTACAAAAGTAGAAGTTGCAAATGTAGATTATTCAACAGATGAATTGTGGAAGTCTTTAAAGCGTGAAAGCATGAAAGCCTACAAGAAATTAAAAGATAGAGAGTACGATTTAAGACAAAATAAATAAATATGAAGAACAAAGAAAGTAAAGCATTCTTACTACCTTTAACGGAGGAGGAAAGGCAATTAGTTAAGCTGGAAGCAGCACGTACAAATAAAAAAATGTACGAAGTAATAAGAGAATTAATAACAAGTAATAGAAGTATAAATCAAATAAATAAGTAAACATGAGTGCAATTATCAACGCAAGTATTGATTTGTCTAAAGTAGATAAGTCTAGAATCTTTGAGAAAGATGGTAGAAAATGGTTGAATCTTTCAATTAGTGTAAATGATGAAACTATGTACGGTAATAACGTAGGTATATCAATTAGTCAAAGTAAAGAAGAACGTGAAGCAAAAACACAAAAAACGTTCATTGGTAATGGTAAGGTAGTTTGGAACTCTGGAACGATTGTGAATGCAGTTAAAGAAGAACAAGCACCAGTAAATCAAAGTAATGAATCAAACGATTTGCCTTTTTAGTAACTAACAATTAAATAAAATGTAAACAATTTAAAATCTTATTATTATTAAAGAGTAGCAGAAATGTTACTCTTTTTTTTATTTATTTTAAAATAATGCTTGTTTATTAAAATAATATATTTATATTTGTATCAACAAACAAAAACAAATAATTATGGAAACGATTTACATTCACAACAAAGTAGCTTATTTAAGCAAAGACCTAGCAATTTTAAACGGTGCTGATGAACTTAGTTTATACACATTAAAACTAAATGAAACAGTAACAGAAAACATTGATATTCGAGTAGAGTTAAAAGAGGTAACTTTTGAAGATGACTACAAAAATGAGTTAAGTTTTGAAACTATTGGACTTGAATATATGGAAATTAAACAACCTTTAAGAGGTTTGAGCAAAGAGTTTAACAATAGACTACAAAGCGAAATAGTTAACTTTGTAGATGGATTTGATGAAGAAGAATATTTAAACGATTATTAAAATTAGAATTATGAAAATTAGAAGAACAGTAGCACCAAACGATAAACCTACTAACTTTGATGAGTTTGAATCTAAGAAGTTAAAAGCACACAACATCACTAAAGTAGATAACTATGTATTTAGTTTAGGAGCTAGTCAAAGTAAAAATACTTACATACCAAAGACTAATGGCTAGAGTTGACATATACATATCAGAAAAGGTTAACGAGTGTATTAAAAACAATATACAAGTTAATGAGGAGACTATCGAGTTATTTCGCAAGGAGTATAACATGATAAGACAAAGAAAAATACTCGATAAAGGTAGAATAACCGATTTAAGAATTATTGAACATAGACAAAATAGAATCAATGTTTTTAGAGAGATACCAAAGAAAGTAATTTTAGGAGTTAAAACAGAGCCTTACTACTTATCAGAAAGTGAAATGATTATAGGTTATGTAGCACCAGATTATAAAGATTTAAGTAAAGACGAACAAGAAATATGGAACGAATTAGAAAACGAAAAGGAAGTGTGATAATGCAAAGGTATTTTAGAAAACTACAAAAAGACCATGCACAAATATTAAAAGAGTTAAACTATTATAAAGGAGAAAATGAGTAGTATATTAGTAAGTTTTAGTGTATGCTTTGGTATAGTCCTAGCATACGGAGTAATTAGATTAGCAACAGCATATTTTGAACATAAATATAGAAACCATGACAAGTAAAGCACAACAAGAAGAAGCACGATTAAGAGAGTATCTAAGTAATAAGTTACACTACGATAAAAGTATAGTCATTGCAACTGGTGGACTTTTGGCACTTATAGACTATATAGAAGATGCTAACAAAGTAGCACCGAAAGTATTTAGCAATCAACTTAAATATACTATTGAGGACTTTTTAAATAGTCTTTACAAAGGCAAAGAAGAAAAAGAAGTAGGTGAGCAACATAACGAGATTGCCGAAGTATTTAGAAAGTTTATAGAAAGTTTAAAATTTGAGTAACACTAAGCCACTTTAACTAGTGGCTTTTTTAGTACAAAAACCTAACAACTAAGTTAATAGGTATGACACACAACGAAAGAGCCTTAGAACTTTATAAAGAGGGTAAAAATTACACCCAAGCAGCCAAACAAGTTGCTAAAGAATATAACATAACTTACACCGATAACTTCAGAAGAGTAGTTACAAAGTGGATGAAACGTAGGATTGATAAAGGAGTATTTGATGAATGCGAAAAAGTAGGCATTGATGCAGAAAAAATAAAGCACTATTGGTACAAAGGCAAACACTACTCTATAAATGTTAAAGGAGATGATTCAAACAAAAAAGAATTAGACTTTGACAAAGTTATTTCTGAATGTATGGTATCATACGAGAAGAAACCACTAACACAACTTAAAACAAATTCAAAAACAATAGATAGATTAGTTTATACTGATGTTCATACTGGTATGGATGCCTCAAGAGGTGGTTTAGCTTTATATCCAATAGAATGGAATGGAGAAATGTTATTAGAAAATATTAAACTAATGGCAGAATTTACTATTAAAAATAAACAATCAGATGTGCTTTACATTGACGAGTTAGGTGATTACATGGATGGCTGGGATGGTGAAACAACTCGTAAAGGTCATAAGTTACCACAAAACATGAATAATGAGGATGCTTTTGATTATGGTTTAAAAGCTAAAGTTTTATTGATAGATATTCTACAAAGTGAATTTAAACACATAGTTTGCAATAATATTTGTGAAGATAATCACTCAGGTGCTTTTGGTTATGTTGTTAATAGTGCTTTTAAGAATGTTATAGAGCATAAGTATAGTAATGTTGAGGTAGTTAACCATAGGAAGTTTTTAAACTTTTATAAGATACAAGAAAGAATGATAGTTTTAACGCATGGTAAAGATGCGAGAAACTTGAAATTTGGATTTAAACCTCAACTTGACCCTAGACAAATAGAGAAGATTGACCAATTTTTAAAGAATTATAGCATTTACAATAATTGTAATTACATAACTTTCTCAAAAGGTGATAGTCATCAATGCTTATTTGATATGTGTTCTAGTGATGATTTTGATTATTTTAACTATCCAGCTTTATCTCCTAGTTCTGAATGGGTACAAACAAATTTCAAACGTGGTAGACGTGGTTTTGTTTTAGAACACATAAAAGATAGTGGTGCAAGAGTAGTGTTAGAACCATATTTTTTTAGTAAATTAGAGTATTAAAAAAAAGTAAAATGATAGGCATCTATAAAATAACATCACCATCAAAAAAAGTTTATATTGGTCAAAGTATTGATATTAAATATAGGTTTTATTTATACTCTATAAAATCTTGTTTTAAACAAAAAAGACTTTATCATTCATTATTAAAATATGGCTCTGATAATCATATTTTTGAAATTCTTGAAGAATGTACTATTGAATTATTAAATGAAAGAGAAAGATATTATCAAGAGTATTATGATGTATTAGGTGAAAATGGTTTAAATTGTGTTTTACAATCTACTAAAGAAAAAAGACGAGTTATCAGTGATGATATGAAAAATAAAATTTCATTAGCTAATAAAGGTTCTAAGAATGGTATGTATGGAGTTAAAAAAACTGAAGAGCAAAAACAAGCTAGAAGAGATTATAAACATACTAAAGAATCATTAAAAAAAATATCTGAAAGAGCTAAAGGTGGAAATAATCCAAATGCAAAATTAGTCTTAGATTTAAGTACTGGTATATTTTATAGTTGTGTAGGTGATGCCGCATTTGTTTTAGAATTAAAAAGAGATACTTTAAAACAAAAATTAAACGGAAGAAGAAAAAATAATACATCATTTATATTTGCTTAAACTATGAAAATTACACTAGAGTTTGAAGATTTAGAAGATGCTCAAATATACTTAGATGCTTATAAGTATTTTTCAGTAACAACCCAAATTAAAGAACATCTTAGAAACAAATTAAAATATGATGACACTTTAACAGATGAAGAATATGATATAATTGAAAAGATTAATACTGAACTTAACAATATATTAAATGAAAACAATTTATCAATATAAAAAAGGGTGCTAATCAACTAAGACTAGCACCCTTAAAAACAAAAAAAAAATTATGAATACTTAAAGATAGTTATTTATTATATAATTCCCACTCTTTTAATCTTCTATTTTCTAAACCTTTTAACTTTTTACCATTAGCAGTAATATATTTAGTTATAAACCAATTCTTTATCTGTTCTTTAGGTGCTTTATTATTTACCAATTTAAACAAAGTATTTGAGCCACCAGTGTTATATGTATGTGAAACTAAAGCATCAAACTCGTTTTGTTTAATTTGTACATTAAGTTTTCTTAATACTATCTTTTCATATTTAGGTAAAAGCAATTCAAATAACTCCCTAGCACGTTCTAAAGTTATATTATCGTTCATTTTAACTTTTGTACCATCTTCATAAAAAGTATTACCAAAACCAATTGTAGGCACTCCAGCACTACATTTATATGCTTTAAGTCTTAAACCCTCAAACATTTTAATCAAGTCTTTACCCTCTTCGCTTGTTTTCATTTCACTATAAATAAAGTTAATAAACCAACTCCAACTATTATTTCACCTAGCTTTCTACGTTTCTTTTTCTTTGTAAAGTCCTTAATGCTTTCACGTTGAATAAATATAACACTATCTTTTAATTCTATAACCTCATTTTGTTCGATTATAATCGAATCACATTTACTAGTTAAATCTTTATAAAACCTTATAATCGTGTCTTGTTGTGCTATTACAGTATCTTGATACTCTATTATCCTTACAGTATCTTTAAGCTCTTTAACAAGCTTTAAACTATCCTTTAACCTATCTACTTGACTAGATAAACCTCTAATTTTGCTTTTATCTTCTACTATCTTAGTTTTCCACTTGTAGATAATACTATCTTTACCATGTATAACGTGTTCAATAGTTTGAAGTCTACCAGCTCTGTAAACTGGTCTTTTTTGAAATAGTAAGAACACTATAACACCTATCAATAAAACAATTAACATTTCTTTGTATCTCATTTTTTCTCTACTCGTTTACCTATTGAATCGGTTAATTTAGTTCCTAGTGCAACTCCCACCATAGTTACAAACACATCATATCTAAAGCCTTCTTTGTACAAATCAAAGATAACCATAAAAATAACAAGTTTCCACGCTGAAAACATAGTTAAAGATGTTCTACTCCACTTGCCATCTTTTTTTAACGTGTCGTTAATTAGTGCTAAGATATGCTTTTTCATTTTCTAACTTCTTGAAGTAGCTTTACAAATGCTTCAGCTTGTGATGTCATTGTTCTTTCAGCGTGCCTAATAGCTTTTGTTAACTCCTCGAATTGCTTATTGAATTGCTCAAATTTCAAATCCATTACTTTTTCTAAGTTGGCGATATCACTAGGCATCTTCTCATCTAGTCGCTCTACCTTACCCTCTAGCTTAACTACCTTATCATGAATCTCTTCACTTTTCTTTTCGCTTTCTATAAACTTATTGTGTAAGTCTTTAAAGAAATGTCTAACAACCCCAAAAAGTACTGTAATAAGTGCAACGAATATGTAGTTAAGTGCTTCCATTATTCAGGAACTATATTAAATTCATTTTTTAAAACTAATAACCAACTAGCTTCATCATCAAAAACTTGATTTAAAGGTAAGCCTGTTTGAGTTTCTTGTGGGGGGTCTGTAACACCATAATTAACTATTGATTTATCTTCATTGTAAACAATCCACCAAGTAATGGTTAACTTATCTTTACTTACTACTGTAATTATCATATCTTATATTATTAAATTCCTCCACCGTCGGTAATTGTCCATAAATCTGTACTTATCAATGAAGCTCTTGCAGTTTCTGCTGCACTTCCTAAAGTATAATTTGAAGTTCCAAAATTAGGAGTTAAACTATCCACAGGGTTTTGAGAATCCCAAGCAATTAATAGTTTGTCGTATTCGGTTGTTGTTATTTTTGAATTAATTAAGAAACTTGAAAAGTTATTTACTTTTTCAATATTCCAAGTGTCTAATCCAACAATATTTCTAGTTCCACAAAGTCTAAACATTTGACCCATACTTATATTATTAACTGAATTTAACGTCCAGCTACTAACATCTAATAAAGTAAACGCAGTATTTGCATAAAATGTTCTATAAAAATTTGTACATGAACTAAAATCCAATCCAACTAAATTAATACTAGTTAAACTTGTGCAGCTATAAAATACATATGAAAATTCAGTACATGAACTAAAATCTAAAGTTTCAAAACCAGATACAGTTGTTAAATTAGAACAACTACTAAAAACTGATGAAAAAGTAAAAGATGAATTATTAAATAGTAAACCAGTTAAATTAATACTAGAAATACCAGACTGCCAAAATGCACCATTTGCCCCTGATGCACCCCAATTAACACAAGAAGTAAAATCCATTCCTGACAAGTCTAAACTACTTAATGAAGTAGTAGAACGAAAAGAAAGAGACATATTAGTAACATTTGAAGTGTCCCAAGTGTTAAAATTAGGTATGCTAGTTATTGATGAACAACTAAAAAAACACCTAAACATATTTGTAACACTAGAACAATTAAGTGTGTCTGTTGCATATATCTCTAAATTAGAACAACCATAAAAAGAACTGTCTAAACTTAAAAAACCACAATTACCCCAGTTATTAATTGACATTAACTTTAATTTATCCCCAGTATTGGCAAATTTTATTTGTGGGAAACTACCTGAAATTTTAACATTATAGATGCCTCCAACCGAATAAACGTGTGTTAAGTCTGGGTCATTCCATGAAGTTATCTCACTTGTTGAATCATCCCCCCAATCAATAAGAGCGTCATAAGTACCACTATTAACAGTTGGTAATATAAACGTATTAGAGGCACTACCAGCTTTAGTAGTGTCGATAGTCATTTCAAAGTTAGGGTTAGCACCACCACCACCACTAAAAAGTCGATTAGTGGCACTTATCATATTTCCGTAACCGTATATCATTACCCTAAGATTAAAGCTACAGAGCCACTTGTTAAAGTAATACCTGAGAATTGAACACCGTCTAATGGTCTGATGTATGCACCAGCTTTCACAGCAGTTGCTGGAGTTGAAACGTAAGAACTTAAAGCATCAACACCACCTACTTTTAAATTAGCTATTACTGTATCTTCTAATACAAATACACCATCTATAACCTTTGTCGCTTCTTCCGTATCATTAACAACATATACTCCTTTATTTGCTACTAACTTATCTAAATTTGGTAAACTCATTTTATTTATTTTAAAGTGTTATTATTCTATAATTTATGTATATATCCATTGTGCTGTCTCCAACCGTACTATCGTTGTTAGCTATTAAATGAAACTCTTGATTTTCTACTGTTTTCTCAGTGTTAGAATTACCAAAAGCAAATCCTAAACTATCAGCAGTTTGACTTAATAAGTCTGCATATTCAAAGTAGTCATCATTTGCAGTATCTACATTGAAATTAACTGTCCCACTTGCACCATCAAAAGCAACTGTTCCATAATTAAACTTGACAAGCACATCAATAATATCTAATGCTTTTCCAGAACCAGGTGCATCAATTAAATTGATAGGAGAAGAATTTGCAGTTAATAAGTCGGCAGCTACAATAGATACTTTTTTATGTAAAATAAATCCACTACCACTAATACTTTTGGTGTCGTAAGTTGCACCATTCCACTCACTAACCTCTAATAAATCTAAAGGTTGTAACTCGGTACTCTTTGCCGTTAACTCACTTATTTTCTTTTCTACTGCCATCTAACTTTTTAAGATATAATTCTAACTTCTTAATGTTCTCTTCTTTAACTTTATATTTGCTTTTTTGTTTCATAGATACCAATTAGTGAAATTATTACTTCCATGATTTGGATAAATATCATTTTGCGAATTACTTGTGTATTCAGGAAATAAAGATTGATTATAAACCATGTAATCTACAAACCTTTCAGCGTAGTTCTCTGCTAAACTCCTAGACTTTTGAATTAAAAAATCTACTTCGTTTTTCTCAACACTATCTGCATTCTCTGAAGTGCTTTTGTAAACACCTTTGTTAGTTACGTTATACGCTGCAAATGGTAGATACTCAGTCATAGCAAAGTGAATCAACATCGGTTTAACATAGGTCTCTAATAATGTTAAATAGTTTCCACTTAAAGTACCAGCAGTAATGTCAGCTTTCAACTTGTTTAATAAGTCAGTACCTAAATAACTTTGTATGTGAATGTCTTGTGCTATTTTAACGAATTGTAATAGCTTATCTACATCTAAGTTACCATCTACAAAAGTAAATCGTTTTAAATCTATTGGTTGTATTAATAATGCTTCTGCCATTAGTTAAATCTTTTATTAGTTGGTAAGAATCCGTTGTAAGGCATATCTTTTGGTTTTTGATATACTTTCTTTTCGTTTTTTGGTGCTATTTCATCAGTGCCTAAAGTCTTACCAGCTTTTCTTACTTGTGCTGGTGTGAACTTCTTAGCATTAGGATTGTTTACATCTGACTTTCTTAAATAAGTTTCTCTAGTCCAAAAATGATTACAATCTCCTCCACCTTTGTACAACCAAATATCGTAAGTGTCAGCACCTTTTGGACCCCACCCCTCATTAACTACCTTAGTGTTCATGTTTATTATATCCTCTTTACGATATACTTTATTAGCTTGTAGCATCTTTTTACAGAAACCTCTTGAATTAGCTCCTACTTTACCTGAATATCTGTATCTATGTTTAAACATTTGAGTGTCTTGTTCACTCTTTGTGTTAGGTCTTGCAGTACCAGTTGAAACAAAATTAACAACCTTAGATAATAAACTTTCTTTTTGATTATTTAACTCTTCTAAGTGATTATCTAACTCATCCTCTAATTCATAATCTACTTTACGACTATCAATTAAAACCCATTCATCCTCGTCAATATCTTCTCCAAATTCTGAAATATCAATTTTATCTTCTTGACTACTTAATTCAACATCTTCTTGATTTTCATCTTTTACTCCATTATCGTTAAACTCTAAAGGCTTTAAAGTTTGAAAGTACAAGTTTAAACTAATACCATTATAAGCTAATATCTTATCGAAAGCATCACACAATAATTCCTGCATCGGTCTTATTACTAAGTTATCAAATAAGATAAAACTATTCTTTAACTCATCTGCATTTGAACTAAAACCATTTGTTGATGCTATACCAAAAAGTAAAGGTGAAGTAACGTTATGACCTAACATAATTTTTCTTTGCGATTCCTCACTCAAATACTCATAATGTTGTGGTGCATCATTTAAAGGAATGTCATCTATTGTAGTAGAAGCATCTTTATTATCGTTAAAAGAAACTATTAATTTTGCACCCTTAGAACCAGTTAACTTATTTGTAACACTTCTATAAAGCTCGTCTTGTTGCTCAGGTGTTGGTGTACCATTATTAAAGTTAATAACCTTTTGAGAACTGAAACCAGTTTGTACTAAATTAATTAAGTAGTCGCTTATTTCTTCTTCTAATACTGTATAAGGTATAGCACCTAAATAATCTACATTACTAAAATACTTCATTCCTACTGAGTAAGGTTGAATGTAAAGTATCTCAACTTCTTTACTTCCAAAACCAAAAGCATCTATTCTTTTAGGCTCGTAGTTTTTAACATCACTCCAATTATCACTATAATAGTAAGCCTCTATTTCACCATCTTTATTACATTTCTCAGGTCTTAATAGTTGTACTGGAATATGAAAAACTTTCTTAATAGTCTTTCTATCTTTAGAATAGTGTACTTGTAAAGCACATTGACCTAACATTTTAAGCTCTAATACTAATTTTCTAACATCGTCTTTTGAGAACATAGACATA